ATGGTGGGCCTGGAGAGCCTAGCAAAACAAGGCCTTTTCAATGTGTTAACCGATCGGTTAGCCATCAAGTTTCACGTTCCGTTCCGCGAGTTATGGCTAACCATTTTTAGCAGCGAGCGGCTGGCGCAAGCTCATTTGTGGGAGCCCTTATGTGCTACTGCAGATCTGCAGATTGACGCCAGTCGGACTGTAAATGACCATACCGCTATGGACACCATCATTCACGCCGGATTTGAATCCGAGGATTTCACCGTCGAGCGCGACATGACCGTCAGCGAACTGATCGACATCATCGTCAAGCACGTCGACAGTTTTCACGAAGCAATGGCAGCGGCTGATATATTCGATCCGCTTTGGACGGCCGCCAGCTACGAAGGCACCGGTTGGCGCGTATGGTATGTCAAGCGGCACCATGAGCATACGCTGCATTAAGTTATGCGGCGCTAATTAAAGCGCCATTCGAAATGGCGTAAAAGTACCCCAACGCAAGTCCACCGGCTTCTAACAAATCATTAATTTCACGGCGAAGAAGCCGCGCCGTGGCAACCTAATTTTATCCAACTACATCCCCGCGATTTAGTCGGCCCTTATTGAAGCCTTAATAGCTTGAAGCTTTATTGTTTCATGTTTATCCCGCGGGCAGTCAATGGCAGTGCTGCCCACGGAAAGATTGTGACAACTGCCACATTGGAGTTTCGATGGCTGGTGATGGCGCGAAAGGATTTAAGTTTGAGCCTGGTGGAATAGGTGGAATATTCAAGGCAAATAAACTGAAAGTACCGACCTTCCAGCGTGAGTATTCTTGGGAAAAAGAACAAGTCGAGCAACTTTTGACCGACTTTAACCGCGCGAAATCAGATCATACCGACCACTTTCTCGGGACCATAGTCACAATTAACAAAGGTTCCAGCGAACCGTTGGAAATTGTCGATGGTCAACAGAGGCTGACGACCACAGCTCTCTTGATAACGGCAATCCGAGAAACGATGAAAGAGATTGGCCAAAATCTCGACGTCGTTGAGAGTATCAATCACGACTACTTAAGCAGCTTTGATCGCAAAATCGGCGGCCAAATCCCGAAGCTCACACTTAACATAGACGATAACAATTTTTTCTCGGCAATCGTGCGAGGTGAGCAGATTTCCCCGACGAGGGAATCTCACAAGAGACTGGACGAGGCATACCGCCTAACGAAGAAGTTCATCGGTGGGATTTCGAAGGGCTTTAGCGCAGCAGACCGAGCCTCTGCACTGAATGACTGGCTCGACTTCATCGAGCTCGAAGCTTCAGTTATCTTGGTCAAGACGGATGACGCGGCCAAAGCGTTCAAGATGTTTGAAACGCTAAATGATCGTGGCTTGAAGACGTCTCAGGCGGACCTGGTGAAAAGCTATCTGTTTGGCGAGTCTGGCGGCAGGATCGCTGAAGCCCAAGCGCGCTGGTCCTCGATGAAGGATAACTTAGAGGAAATCGCGGATGATGATCGGGCCATCAATTATTTGAGGCACGTGTTGATAGCCTCAAAGCAGTTCGTACGTGGCGAAGAAATTTACAGCACTATCCAAACTTCTGTTCGTGGCGAGAGCAATGCTGCGAGCTTTTTGAGCTCCCTTGAAAGCACCTCGCGTACCTACACAGCAACGTTCCAACCTAGCTCGCCCTTTTGGCAAGGTTACTCTCAATCGACCACAAGAGCGCTTAGCATCGTGAACAAGTTCGACTTAAAACCGATGCGCCCCTTAATTTTGGCGCTAGCGCTCCGATTTGATCCGAAGAAACTTGAGGCGGCAATGCAGCTCCTCGCATCCATTAGTGTTCGGCTCGTTATAGCAAGCCGAACTCGAAGCGGCACGCTTGAGCAAACGTTTGCGACAACTGCGTTGAGCGTGTTCGACGAGACGATAAAAGACATCAAAGGATTAAAAAACGGCCTTAAGGCAGTGATCGTTACCGACGCGGACTTTAAAGACGAGTTTGCGAGCGCCCGAGTTTCGAATGCTTCTTTGGGGAGATATTACTTAAGCGCGATTGAAGCGGCCAGAAAGGGTGAGGCTGAACCCTGGTACGTAGTAAACGACGACCCGACTATGATCACCCTTGAGCACGTCATTCCACAAAACGCTACAGTGGGATGGGAACATATCGATGAGGAGCAGAGAAAACTATACACAAAGCGCATCGGTAATCTTTGCCTTATGCAAAAAACCGGCAACGAGAACATCGGGAACAAGCCCTTTTCTGAAAAACGAGAGGCGCTCTCTACGTCTCCATATTACCTAACCTCTATGATCGGCGAAAAAGCAACGTGGGGTCCGAGCGACGTCGAGGAACGGCAATCGGAACTTGCCGACGAGGCCGTCAAAACTTGGCCAGTATAATTTAAACTCTTATTTTGTGCTGCCTGCCAAATGGTGGGCGGCACATTCCCGGAGAGAGTCCATTTGTTGAAGGGCGGCGCCCACCTGATTACAAATCCCATCGCACATTCAATTATTTCAGGTGCGTGGGGTGGCGCAATCTGTAAAATGAAGCCGAAAAACACCCAAGTATTCCAGTTATGTCAACATCGAATTGTAAAATGAAATCCACAGAAAACGAACTCTGTGGATAAGCCAAAGCGATCGAACAAGGCCCCCACGTCCCGAACGGCGACTGCTTCCTGAAAACCCGCCTTTTGCGGGGAAGAAGCAGCGATCGTTTCTAATTCCGTTCCAGCGAATTCATCTGAAACGGTCCGTAATCGGTCCGCGTGCGTGATCTGACGCCGCTAGATTGACTCTTGTCCGCAAGAGAACATAATAGGAACATGCTTAAGAGTGAGATCGATCAAAGTTTCGAAAATTGGTGGAAAACTGTGAGGGGCGCGACCGAGCAGGACAAAGCCAGAATGCGCCTTGCTTTCGTTGCAGGATGCAAATTTGTCGATAGCGCCAAACCCAAGCCCTACCGTTTTCAATCCGGCCGGTGGGTCGTGAGCGTTCAGGCGACATCGAAACGGGAGGCGAAGGTCATTGCCGCAGCGAAGCTTACGCAGCGCGCCACCAAGTTGAAGTCCTCTCCACCGCCCGGAGGCTGGCGACTACGAGAGCTGGAGGCCGATCAATGACCGACCAGACCGCCAAAGCCGGCGACGGCATTCATGAAAATCACTGGTGTGAGCATCGCGGCTGCAAGAAGTGGGGTAGTTTCGGATACAGCCGATCGAAGGCCGAGAAGTCATCTTGGCACTGCTGGGAGCATTACCCCCAGCGCGATATGTTTAAGGCCTCCTAACCACCAATCAACTGCCGCGCCGTATCATTTCCTTTTGAAGTTCATCGACCTGATCGCTCAGGCGATCTAACGCATCACAGATCTTTTCCGCACCTCGCTCGAAAGATTTTCGCATATTGACCGCCTCGACGGTATGAGCCTCCAGCGCCTTCGTGGCGTTGTTGAGTGCCGTCGGATCAACAATAACTGCAGCAACCTGCGCAGCCGCGTGGGAGGCTGCAGGAGCCGCCTTAGCGCCTTGCCACAGCCCGAGATACCGAACGCCAAAGATTATCGCGAGGGTTGCGCCGAAGGTAATAAGAGCGGGCGTCGGCAAATTAGCCAGCTGTTCCATTCCTGATTTCCCCTTGGTCGCGAGCGGCGCGGTTTATGTTGACGAGCTCGCCAAAAGCAAAAAGCGGATAAATGGCGATCCACGTGCTCACGACATCAGAGGATGCGAAGCCGTATGTTATGCCTGTCCAGATGATGCAGCCTACCCCAGCCGAAAACTGCCTGATCTGGGGCGTTACCTTCTCCTTGGCGCCATTGATGACCAGGCCAATGATGCGCAAGCATCCGACGATCGCCATGAGCCAGCCGAGAAACGATTCAGATGGGAAAAGCTGCCGGAAGGTTTGGAACTGCGGCAAGTTGAAAGTCTGCGTCGGCAAGAGCAGAACCCAGCCGAACCCGATCATGTGCATCGCCATGAACCACTCCGTCATTCTCGGGCCGAAGCGATGCTGGATGCGCACCCACATCCCAATGCCCCTGTAACCCGGCGCGCTCATTTCCAGCACCCTTGGCGGCTTCCATGCGCGTTATGGCTTGCCACTTGGTTGGCGAACTGCCGATCTTCCGTCGTGATCTTCACTGCTGTTTCGAGCGTCGGCTGAAGCTTGCTCCACCCGGCGCACACATTCGAGACGTTCTTCGTCTGGCAGCCCGTAATGAGCGCACAGCTCAGCAGCAGCGGAAGAATTGATTTCCACATTGGTATCGTTCCTTGATTGGAGGACTTCGACGGTCTTCGTCAGGGCTTCCGTGGCCGCCTGTGAGCGACCTTCCCGCTTACCCAGCCAGTAGGAGCCGGAAGCCAGCAGAACGGCGCAGACAAGCCCACCAGCGGCGATTTTGAACCAGTTGGGGATGAGCGCCCAGATCATGCCGCCCTCACCCGCTTGACCAGATAGATGAAGCCGAGGATGCCACCGCCGATCATGAGTGCGGCCAGCGCCCACTGTACCGGGCCCGATCCGGCAAAGATTGCGCCGGCCGCCGACAGGAAGCCGCCAAGCGGTCCCCATGCTTCCGGCTTCTTGATCACTTCGATCAGGCCAGTGTCGCGAACATCGGCTTTAGCCTTACCTTCCTCCGGCACCTTCACATCTTTGACCATATCGGCGCTGAGTATAGCCAGGCGAACGGCGTTGCCGACGACGCCCAGCTGATCGGCCCACTGGCCTTTCGGATCCTTGCCAGTGACGCGGATCGTCCAGCCACGGCCGTTGACCGGGAAGCCGGTCTTGGCATTCGTCAGACTGCGGAGATAGGCCATGCGCTCGTCGCAATAGGCGTGGATGAGCTTGGCGACATCACCGGGATATGCCTTGACGGCCGCCACGGTCTGCTCGCCAACGACACCATCCTCACGAACACCGAGAACCTTTTGCAGGCGCCGGACTGCGGTTGCCGGTCCAGAGTTCACGCCAAAGTCAAAGGCAGCGTAATCGAGGCCCTTGGGCAGCAGATCTCCGCCACTCTGCGTCCAGTAAGACCGGCGATAGATTTCCGTGGCTTCCTCGCGCGTCATCGCCTTGACCTGTTCAGCCGTGACAGATGCAACGCCACGATGAGCCGCAAGCGTCTTGTGTGTGATGCCAAATTTGGTCGGTCCACCCCGATCCGTCTTGGCATTGACGTAGCCGCCCTCGTGACCAAACATAAGGTCGAGAGCGACGGGAAGCGTTTCCCGAGCCATGGAGTTCTCCTGATTGTGATTTTAGATGGGTTGCAACTCTTAGTGAGCCGACTTAAGAACAACCGCCGCGCGTCCCCTGAAACAGGCCGCGGCATGAGGCCTCGTCGCCATATTGCGTGCGACGGGCCTCTTTTTTCATGTCCTGATTGTGGGTGATTTTAGGATTGCTGACGCTGCCCAGCGGCGTTAGCCTTGAGCCGTCGCGTCTTTCCAACCGGTAGCAAGCCCGCCGTCCCGCCAGACGGCGGGTCTTCTTTTATCAACTAAACTCCTGCCCACGCTCCCAGCAGCTTGACGAAAGCCGAAGATAAGTGAACTTTATAGTTGCCGTGGGTGTTCCAAATCCGCTGCGGTATTGAGGGCTGTCCCCTAACGGGTGACGGCCTTCTTTTTTTGTGCCGGGTTACGCTACCGGCCAAGCGATGCGAGCAATTTCGCCAAGGAACTGGTCGACGGTCGGCTAAAGATTGCCTTGCCGCCCACTTACGGAGTAAGCCTCCGGTGAAGGCCACAGGTCAGCTCTGAACTGACGATCCTTACGGGAATCTTTCGGCATTCGATATGTCGATGAAGTACCAGCCACTGCCCCAAATGCGGGCCGATGTGTCCACGGCAACATTGCAAGAATCATTTTGCCGGCCGACCGACAGTTTCTGATTGTCGGTATGCCTATTTCGTCTGGGCGAAGGTTCTGGTGTAGATCGAGGCATCGAGAACATTATTTACGCTGTTTTGTTGGAAGCCATTTCGATAACCTTGACATGCTCTTCAAAATTATTTCGCTTTAGTGTTTGTAAAAACGCTGATCGCATCGGCTCTTTAACTTCGGCACCGCCGCTGCGGACGAAAAGTTCATCTACAAGCCAACGGCTCTTCGTTTCAGCCGCGACACGCATTATGGTGATATAATCGCGAGGATGTATCGCATCTACACGAAGATAGGATCCAGATTGCATGTGTTGCAATATACGCCGAATGTGCTTGTGTCTCCTCTTCCACATCAACCGAGTCAATAAATGAGAGAGATAAGTTGAGGACTGTCGTTTTCCTATACTAACTGCTTTCAGTGTCTCAGCTTCTATTTCTTCAAAAGACACTCCCTCAATTGCAGAGATCATTATTCTTTTAAGATGCCCCAACTCTGCCAAAAGAGGAACACTGCGATGGCCGCAATTGGGAAGTTGGATCAATTTGGCGCTTGGCAGACCGCTAGCTTGCTTCGCATCTAGCTTTTCTCGCGGATCCACAACGACGATATACTCGCAATCATTCGAAGTCACTTCGGAGATATGAGGTAAGATCCGCGGCCAATCGGCGGCTTCCTGCCTCCACCGCGTTTCATCATCTCCCCAAAGGTCGGTTTGCGGAGAAAGTGCAAAAGAGCGCTGTGCACCAAGTTCCCTGGCAAAATGTAGTGCGCCATATCCGCCCATGCTTGCACCATAAGTTATAACCCTGTCTGGACAATATCCAGCGATCACCGCCTTAATAACGGTGATCGCTGGATGGACTTCCTGAGTCTGCCACCAGTGATTAAAACTGCTTTTGACATGGACTGTCGTTATTTTGGCCGCGCTTAACGGCTCTTGTCCAAATCCGCTTCTGAAGCTTCCCTCCGGACGGAAATGATCGCTGAATGTGACGCATAAAACTTTCGATCGATGTCTGTCGAACGTGACTTGAATACGATCGCCGTCAAAAAGTAATTGCATTTTCGATCCAGCAGGCTTCCTGAGTAGCACAGAATTCCAAGTGCTTTACAATCAAAGAATCTTAAGCTTCTTGAGGGCCTTGTCCAAAGGCCTCGCAATCCTGTCTGGCAGATACTTATCACCAAGTCGAACAACTGTCCTCTTTATAGGGTCATATTCATTCAACCGCGCTTCAAATTTGGCGGCCTTCACGCTTGATGCATTTGATACGGCTACAACAGGGACACCCCTCGTGCCGCCAGACTCAACGATCTCCCGGACATTCTCCGACGTGGTATGTAGGACCCTGATATCAAAGCCGCGCTTATGCAGATGGCGAACGATGGCCGATAGATTTTGGAATGTCGCTCGGTTGTAGATATTGGTATTTTTGGAACCGAAGTTCTCAGCAGAGAAGTCGATACCCGCCAATTCAATCGACGCTGCTCCACCCCACACCGCGATCTGTATTGCACTAAAGAGAACACCACGCATGTCCCATACAGGATTTTCCTCCAGATCGAAGTTTATTTCCTCGAATCTATCATCCAAAATAGTGGAAGAAAGCTGATAGGCTTCAAAATCTATGTCATACTCACGAAGCATTTCGAAGTTGATGGATAAATCTTCTTTGGAGGCTAGCCGGTTGATGATTCCGTAATAGCGAGTAACATCTTTTATAAGGTATTCTCCCCAATACGAACTTTCCTTTGGCTCGTCCTGCATTACGTGAACATCGAAGGGCAAATCGTGCAGAAGCGCGCTATTTAGGGCAATAAGGACTTTACCTTCCATTTCCTCTTTCGAGAGATTGCTGACACTCGAACCTGGGCCACATATTATTACGGTTTTGCCGGAAAACACCTCCTGCGCTCTTTGTCGGGCTTCAAGGGGGAAGGCGGGAACGTCAACAGGAGACAGCGTGCGCTCAATTACGTCATCGTAGACCGATCGATACGCGTCCACGAATGTCGCTGGAGAGAAATAGGTGTCGAATACCTGTTGGTTTAATAAACCATAATCTTCTGGAGAGGCATTCACGATATCGGCAATCGATTGATCGGTCGTATCCTCTGGATCAACATAGAGAATGTTCGATTCCTTGCTGAACTCCAAGTTACCCCCGATCGGGGAGAGGATGACGCCGGTTCCCAGCTTCATCGTTTCGAGCGTCGAAAAATCGAAGATAGAATGCCTTTGGAGCATTAAAAGCCAATCCGCGAACTTGACGATTGCCATCGTAAGCGCGTGATCCTGTCTCGTGGGAACCAAAATTGCTTTGAAAGGGTAGGTCGATTTTTCTTCTTCAAGCCGTTCATATATCCCGGCCCTGTGTTTGCTGCCCATTGATATCCAGACAACCTTTTTTCCCGTCGCTTTGGCTATTTTTGCGAGCACATCCGGGCATCGGTCGATCCCCTTATTTGAGGAAAAGTCGCCAATGGAAACGAAGACCAGGTATTTCTTGCGCACGCGCGGCACCAGCAGGGCTGCAAGCCCATGCCCAATGAGGAAACGTCGCAACGCAGCGTCATCGACGTCAATATCACCCAATGTATTGTAGAGAGGGCGATCACCGAATCGAACCTTCAAGTGGTCGACGGCGGTTGTTGTTTCTATAAATGCCTTCTTCGCACCATTGCTGGGGAAATAAACGCGGTCAGCCTCCTCGAACGCAATACGTTCGAAGGTATTCATTATATGCCGCTCAGCTTCGTTTAAGGTTTCGCCGAATGATGTGCGCTCATGAACGAACGAGCCTTGCTGGTGATAGATCAGCGTAAAAGGAAAACCGCACATATGTGCGGCCGCGGCGCTGCCAATGTCGTGGCAGACAAAGTGATAGATGGCGCCGGGACGGGTGGAAAAATTTCTCGGCAACGAATTGGCTAGGCTGTTTTGCACGTAGTGATGAGCGGACAACAGGTTCTTGCTCATTGTCGCAATGCCCTGCTCTTTGATCCACTGGGACCATATCTCGGGCATTTTGCCGTTCAGTGGCTCGAAGTGGTAACGCAAATAGAAACCTCGGTATAGCTCACCAAGGTATTGTTGCTGCACCGCCAAGACGCCGTTTGGACCACCCATGGCGGTTCCTTTTGGCTTTGGTCGATAGGCTATATTCACGAAGGATAGATCCACTGCCTTATGCGCGCCGGCCGGAACAAAATCCTTGGCATAAGGAGGCAACATAATATTGATCTTCATTCCCCACCCTGTTCAATTGATATGAAAAATTTCACCTAGGATTCGATTGCTGTATTTGCAAGCTAAAAATTGCATTCCAGCCCGTTCGCGCGACGCAGGATTGAAACAATCCTCAGATCGGTGAAACGGAAAATACGCCAAGCCTGCCGTCGCGCAGATACGTTTCTGCCGTATCTATGGCCTCGCGAATAGTTATATCCATATCGAGATAACGATAGGTGCCAAGCCGTCCCACGAAAGTAACGCCCGTTTCTTGTTGAGCTAACGCAACATAGTCGATGAGTACCGTCTTATCCTCCACTAGGCGGATCGGGTAATACGGGACGTCGTCTGGTTTGCATGCGCGTGAGAATTCGCGATAGCATACAGAGCCGGAATGTTCTTCCCACGGCGAGAAATGCTTGTGCTCCGTGATCCGAGTGTATGGGACCGAGGCGTCGCCGTAGTTCATCACCGCGCAGCCTTGATAGTCGCCCTGATAGGTAAACCGCTCGAAGTCAAGTGTGCGGTAGCCGAGTCTGCCGAGTTTGTACTCAAAATAACCGTCGAGCGGACCCGAGTAGAAAACATGATCAAATCCGGAACCGTCTCCCCGCCGGAATTTCGTCCCAAGTTTGACTGTAATGTTGGGATGATCGAGGATGCGTTCGATCATCGCGGTATAACCATTCTCTGGCATGCCCTGGTATTTGTGGAAGAAGTAATTGTCTTCGTAGTTGAAGCGTACCGGGAGGCGTTTCAGGATTGACGCTGGTAGCTCGCTTGGTTCGCATCCCCACTGTTTTTGCGTATAGCCCTTGAAGAACGCCTCATAGAGATCGCGCCCAACGAAGCGCAATGCCTGTTCCTCAAAGGTCTTTGGGTCGGAAATGGTCTCGTCGGCCTGCCCTTCAATGAAGGCGACAGCCTCATCTGGTCGAAGACTTTTGCCGAAGAACTGGTTGATGGTGTGTAGGTTGATCGGCAAAGAATAGACTTGACCCCGGCTCGTCGCCTTCACACGATTCTTGTAGGGCCTAAAGGTCGTGAAGCTGTTGACATAGTCCCATACCTCTTCATCGTCCGTGTGGAAAATGTGCGGGCCGTAGACGTGAACCATTACGCCGGTCTCAGCGTCGCGTTCGGTGTGGCAATTGCCACCGATATGGTCCCGGGAATCGATGATGGTAACCGTCACTCCTTGATCAGCGAGCTTTCTACCGATGACCGCGCCCGAAAACCCCGCCCCTACAATCAGAACACTATTGCTCAACTGACACCTCACCACTAGAATTTCGCTACATCCCTACGTGGGTGGGCTGCAATTTTCAAGCACGCAGTGGTATCACTGTTCCGCTCCCCCCCCCCCCCCCCCCCGCGCCGCGCAGCTTTTATGCAAAGCAATATAAAATAAATGTTCCCTG